AAGCGTGTTGTTCAGGCCATCGAACAGGATGTTTTGAAAACTTCCGGTCGTATGGTACGCATCGGCCAAGCCGCGCTTGACCGTGTTAAGGGTCGGCGCGTGTCCCATCGCCATTCGTGCGATATCTTTCTTGGTGTGCTTCTCAGGGTCAACACCCATTCGACGCACGCAAGCTTCGGCAAGCCGATAGACGCCGAGGTTAGCGAAATGGCTAGCCCCTTCGGCCTTTGGTGCCGCTGTTCGCTTTACCGTGCCTTGAAAGCATCGCTGAGTAAAACCAGCCTTTGCCGCGTTTTCAAACTTGTCTTGCTCCGATTCACCAAAGCCGATGTGCGAGCCCTCGACGGCCCCGCCTAGTGGTTGACTGGCCATCTTTCGGATGATCCTTTCTTGAGCGATTTCAACGGTAACGGATGGATCGTCAACCAAAGCGTCTGCAAAGCTACGCTCAAGCTTTGCAAGCGTACAATGGGCAACGATAGTCTTGCGTCGGTCGTCGGCTGCCTTGAGTTGGCGTGCAACTTCGGCTTCGACTTTCTTTTCGGTGTCTTCGGCTGGTGGAGTCTCTGCCCTCATCGCCTCTTCGGGTTCTTTGTCGGCGCCTGCCATCGATTCGACTTGGCCCATCGGAGCATCGCCAGAACCGGATTGCCCGGCTGCTTTCCCTGCGAGGAAAACGATAATCTGAGTAGGATCGGTCATGCCTTCTGGCAACCCGAGCCCCTTGAGAGTTGCCAAAAGCGACTCGTCCATACGTTCAACCCTTTCATGGTCATAAGACCTGCGAACTGTAGAATTCGGATCTGCGCCCGTTGCGCAAATCGAAGCGTTATGAGGTTCCCATGCGGTTACTATTTCCGCTGGTCCCTCAATCACCTTGCCTTGTCGGGTGGTGTACGTTTGGCCCTCTCGAATGAATTGACGCTCTAGGATCTGTGCATCAATCGAGAAGTCATTTAGGTGGCCTTCGGTGTATCTTGTCGCGACAATCTGCGAGTCTGGATCGCTTGCAAAATCAGGCAAGCCAAGCATTTCTTCGCCCTCGATATCGATATTGCGAATCGAGCCAAAGACGTTGCGTACCGTCTTGTCGTTGTGTGAATCGACGATTGGTAATTGACGCTTGGCGTTGCGAAACCGAACGCCATCCATGAGCAATACTTGCTTGATCCAACCGCGTTCCTGGTCGTAGACCATAACTGGTGTTTCGGTCGCAATCACCGCTCGACCATCCTTGACGGTCCCGAATTGGCGAACGATCGAACCGCCCTCGATGGGCTTAGCTTGGTGTCTTGCGTCGAGTTCTTTTCGTCGCTTGATTAGGTCGCTCTTGTTCATGCTTGCACCTCAGCCGGTAGCGTGTCCACTGATCCGTCTTTTGCGTCGTCGATTAGGGCCTGTACGCTCGCTTCGCTCATGCCGACCGACGACAGGAACACTCTAGCCGCCGCTTCGCTGATGGCCCCGCTAGCTAGCTCGTTTAGGGTCTTGGCAATGGCTTTGCGGTTGCGATTAAATTGGAGCGTCGACAAGCCCATCATTTCGCCGCTGCCGGTCGCTGGTTGCGTTTCTGCCGCCCCTTGGGTCTGAGCCGCTGAAATCGCTAGCTGCGTTTGCTCTGGCGTCTGCAAACCAAGCTTTTTGAGCAATCGGTTTTCCTTGGCTCGCTGGTAAAACACCGTCCGGAAGTTGAGCCCCTGAGCCCCGAGCACTTCGGAGTAGGTCGCTGTGAATGAGTTGATGCCCGCTTCGCTTGTTACCTGCTCAACGCCTGGATCGACCCATTCCCATTTTGGCGTCTGCCATTCAACGGGAGTAAATCGCCTGCGGTCGCTTAGAAGGTCAATAGGCGATGGGAAACCGTCGAGGCTAGTTCGAGTCGCTGCATCGCAAAAGCGATCCCAAACAGGCTGTAGCAAGTGCCGAATGATGTATTTCTGAATGATCCGAAACCGCCTTCGGTCTTCAAGTTGGCTAGTTCGGCTTGAACTATAGGTGGTCTGCGAATAGTCGCGGGCTACAACCTCGTAGGATAGCCCTGTCCCTACCGCGATCCCTCGAAGAATAACCTTGGTCCATTCGCCCGCTGCCGTGTTTGGCCGCGTTGGGTTGATAACCTCGATCGATTCGTTGGGGTTAAGCTCGAAGACTAGACCCGGCTCTAGGTATCGCTCTTGGTTGCCTCTTCGGTCAATCCCATCGCCCGCGTCTGGGTCGCCAAGTCTGCCGATCGGAGTTTCGGTCTTGATAGCCACTCCAAAACAACCTGCTATAGCCGAAGTTTGTAGCTCATTGTCGAGATACGTTCCAAGGTCACGAATCGACGCCAATGCTGGAGCGAACCAAGTAACGCCGCGAGTCTGTCCGACTCGATCTTGCCTAAAAAGGTGAATGATTTCCCTGGCCGGGATTTCCTTTGGCGTCCTAGAGACCGCATAAGGCTGGAGCGGATGATCGTCATAAATCATGTAGGCAAGGGGCTTGCCGGATTCGTCGACTTTGATACCGCGAATCACCCGCGCACCATCGCCGCGATCGATGCCCATCGTGTAGGTGTCTCGATCGGTCGCTAGCCTATCGGCTTCGATGATCTCAAGGGCCATCGGAATTGGTCGGCTGATTCCGCGGTATTCGGTCGAGGGCAGATTGACTACTCTGATCAGAACCTCGCCCGCTTCGACCATTTCGCGAAGGGCGATAATCTGGATTTCTTCTAGGGTCAAACGCCCATTGATATCCGCGACTTCGGACCACTCGGACCAAGCCTTATCGCGTAGGTCGTTGATGTCTTCAATGTCATCGCCTTCGGGAGTTTCGTAGGTCGATTGGGCCTGGATGCCCGCGCCGACAACCGAAGATACGATGGTATCGACCACGCCCCAAGCGTAGCTGTTGTCCCGAACCAATCGCCTAGCCTCTGCCCTGAGCCTGTCGGCCCCGAATGGCCCCATTAGCTCTTGGTCGGCTGGTAGATTCTTTGGGTGTCTGTTGCTGCTTACCCGCGATGGCTCGGCCCCTTGATAGGATCTAGCAAGGGCCTTGCGTGCCGCTTGTCGTCGCAATCCTGCGATGGGGCTAACTGCCGAGACTACGGAATCAATAAGTCGAGTAATCATCGACGCCCCCCTACGATTCGCCCGAGGGAGATGCCGCCCGATCCGCTTTCACGTTGGACCTGATGGAGCAATGCTTTTCGCTCGGCCATCAATGCCGCTAGGTCGAGCTTGGTGACTGTGCGAGATCCAATGGAATACTGCGACGCCCCTCCGGTTAGAAGGGCCTCGATAGCTGCGTCGATTAGTGCTAGAAGGCTTGCCGCTGATGCCATGCGTCAATCGTTGCATGGCTTGCTGTAGCTTGGTAGATGCCTGTACTATTCCATTAGTACACTGGCACAAATTATTTACGTTCTTGGGTCCAGGTATGCCCGCAATAGGAGCATTTGCAGTATCGAGCATTGGACTTGGTGCAATAAACCCGGCTGTAGCTTTTGCCGATCGGTCGGCGTGATTCGCATAGCGTGCAAGGCCTTGCTTCGTCTTCGCGGGGGATGGGGGCCTCGATAACCGCCACCGATTCGACCGCCTCGATAATCTCGATCGGCTCGATAGCCTCTTGCGTTGCTGGTCTGTCGATCCGCTTTGGTTTCTTTGCCATGCTATCCTCTTCGTTTGGGAATCCATCCACCTTGTCGCTGCCTGAATCGTTGCTGCCCGTGCCTGTACGCTTGAGGCGCAGGCTTGGCTTGTTTTGGCTCGTCGCCTATGTGCTTTGGGGCAACCTCGATTTCGCTTGGGGCTATCAATTTTACGCCGCACGCTTCGGACCCTGCCGCCGCCATGTAGGTCGCATCGAGCCAGTGATTGTTCGAGTCTCGGACGTTCCAATAGGTTTTAGCCCCTTTGCCATCGACGAACTTGGTTACTAGCTCTTCGGCTGCAATATGTTGTGCGTACTGGCTGTGTCGCTTTTCGTCTTCGAGACTGAACACCGAAAGCGACCCGCGCCGAAGCATATTTGCATCGTCGAAAGTCGGAGTCATAAATCGCTCATGGATAAACTGCTTCCAGTAGCTTGTGTCCAGTTCGTAGAGCCAAACATTCGACGACGGCAACTTTTGAGCGTGCAAGTTGGCCCCTGCAATCGTCACCGAACTAGACTTGGCTTTCCTGTGGTACGGATCCTGCCCCTTGCTAGGATGGAAGATACCTCCGACTTCCCGGCAGAACGAGTACGCCGCATTGGTAAAGGCACCTGAATCGACCAAGCAAAAGTCGATCGCCCGCCGCGTTCCGGTCGTGTCGATGAATTCTTTTTGGAGTAGTTCATCCCGAAGCGTTAGAAGGGCTTGGTAAATCATCGGCTCGCTAGCTTCGTGATCCATGCTTTTATCCGTGCCGTAGACCTGCTGGATTCCATAGTCCGCTACGATGCCCCCGGCACCGTGCCACCACGCCGTCACAACCCAATGGAGGTAATACTTGCCCAAGTCGATTGCCGCTGTCAGGGCCACCGTATTAGCCGGTAACTGACGCCTTACCAAGCCGCTTATCCGAGACTCGACAAGAGCCGGAGTTATCCCTAAGCCCATTGGCCCGGCTTCTTCTGGTGGGTCGTTGTCGTCTTCGGTCGATACCGCCTTTTGGCCACGGTCGGCAACGCGATTGAAGTAGCTATGGACTGCCGACAATTCCATCGGCTCGCCGTCGCTGTGAATCTTTCGGGAATAGCTAGCCTGATTGCTTACCACCGCACCGCGTTCGATCTCGGCTTGATTGTCGCGGTAGAAACAGAAAGCTTCCCTGGCGTCTGGGTCGTCGGCTTTGCGTCCCTTGCGTAAGTCGATGTACTGCTCAATCAGGTCCATTCGATCCGGCTTGGTAACGAGCTTGCGGTATCGCTTGCCCCTCCAAGATGGTTTCTGCTTTGGGTCGGTGTACTTAAAGGCGATACACTTCCTATTCTGGATCGTGCAAAGCATCACCCGAGGGATTCGCTCAGAGGACTGCCCGAGCCCCCCGATATCCTGCTCGATGATTTCCTCATTCTTTGCAATCATCGTTTCGCTAGCCGCTGCCTCCCGGTCTTCGATATCGTCGAGGATCGCAAGCGTCGGCCTAGCCGATCGGAACTTGGTCCCGCGAATGGCCCCATCGATTCCCAGGGAGTAAAACACTTGGCCCCTGCTACATGGCTCGATCTCTTTGGGCCAATCGGGGATCTGAGCCCGGTTGATCGTAGGGAAGACAAAGAATTCCGGCCCGATAACGATGTTGGTCGCTTGCCCTTGGCATGTCTGCATCCTCCCCCGGCTCGACCAACCGCCAACAGCCTGAAACGGGATGCCGATTTCTGGATAGTCCGCGATAAACAGGTCGTTTTGTTGCAGTTGCTCAACCAGGTCGCGCACTTCCTTTTTCGCTTTATCGGCGTTTTTGCCAATGACGACGGGAAACGTCGATAGACCCTTGACCATCAAGAACAACGCAACGCGAATAGCTAAAGTCGTTTTACCTTCACCCCGAGGCCCTGCGATGCCTTGGTCCCCGCCGTACCTAGCCGCGTCGATAATCGATTCGATCATGGCTAGACGGTCGCTAGTCCACGCCTCGAAGAACTGCGAGCCGAAGTAGGTGGATAGCCACAGGGAGCAATCAGACTCAGCCTCAAGACGCCTAGAGGGGTCGAGGGGTGCGGGAATATGGATGTCGCGAAGCTTGGCCCGATTAGCCTCTTTCCTAGCCTTGTCCGCTTCCGATTCGGTCATCCCCGGCTGATGAACCAATGATGCCGTTGTCGGATGCAATCCTAGCAAGGTCTCCAACTGAGACACGCTGAGCGAGTTCAAGAAGTTGAAGTTTTCGCTGCTGTTCACCCGCTTTCCTTTTCTCTTCGAGTTCTTCGCGTTTGCAATCTATGGCATCCGCTGCGAGTAAAACCTTGGCCGCATCGATCGCCAAATCTGGATCGGTCAGGCATTGCATCAAGGCTTGTTTGATCGCCTCTTTGTCGACGTTCCAACCTTCTCGGATCGCCCGTCCAACTAGCTTTATGTCCATCGTTTTTTCGATGTCCAAGCACACTTCCCCCTTTCCCCCAAACAGGCTAGGCAAGCAAGAAATTCACTTGCTTTACTGGGCGAATGATCTG